AACTCCATCGCCAAGCAGTACCGGAACGCCCGCAGGTAGCCTGGCGGGAACGACAGCACCGTCGCCAAGTTGGCAGGCTGCGACAGCGCCTGCACCGACACCAGATGAAACTCCAAGTCCTTGGTTGGCCTTGGGTACACGTACATCTCGACGTCAGGGTAGGTCATGTTGACCCACATCACCTGCGGGAACGTGCTCCCAACCGTCTTCAGCGCGATGCCGTTGTACTGGTCCTGATTGATGAACAGGATGTCATACGACAGACCGCTCGACGGATCTTTGAAGTAAGTGCTGTCATCCAGCAAGATAGGCCGGGTGCCGACAAAGTCACCCGACGGGCCGTAAGTACGGCTAATCGTGCCGGTTGGCCAAGTGAAGACGTCATCGCGTGTCGCGAACACCGACAGCCGCTCGGTGCTCCAACTGTCAATCATCTGGTTCATCGCCATCAAGGCGTCCGCAGACGTCTCGGCTGACGGCGTCTCACCCTCTGCAAGCTGGCCTAAGAGGCGCAGCGCACCGTTGATCAGTTCACCGGCTGACGTCGACATGGGCTGACTCCCGGCGGCGGCGCGGCCGCAGTTCGTTCACCGGCTCCGGTGCCGGCTCGTCGCCCGGAGTATACCGCGCCCAACCGTGCTTTTCATCATGCTCGGCTTCAAGTTCAAGCGTGGCGATTTTGTCCCCGTGAACCGGGTGCTTCATGTAAATGAGGGGCATGGGTAGAGCGGGGGCCGAAGCCCCCTGTGGGTTACGAAGTCATAATGACCCAGTTGGTGCCATCGCACACCAGCATGGCGTTGGCGCCCGCCGTTCCCGCGAGAATTGCGGTGCCGGCGGTGGCCGAACCAATCGGCAGCACGTTGGACGACGCAGACACGACGGTCTGAGCAGCAATCGTCTTGATCCACACCACGCGGCCAGTGTTAGCCGAGGCAGTGGGGAACGTGACGGTGATGCTGCCCGCACCGTTGCAGACAACAAAGTTCTCCGTGTCAGCCAGAGAGAACGAGGCCGTCTTCGTCACAGGCGCGTTCAGATCCAGTTGCGTGCCATTCAGTTTGCCGGCCGCCGTTACGCTTGCGCCGGTAATAGCGCCAGTGACGTCAACCGACGCGCTAGTAACAGCGCCGGTAACGGCAACGCTTTCAAACTCGGGGTCGCTGTACGCGACACCGACAGCCTTGGTATTAGGCATGATCGACCCTTTCAAAAATGCGCGGCCCGAAGGCCGCGCGATGCGTCAGGCCACGCGATACAGCGTCCAAGTAGTCGCGGAGCTCTTGCGAGCAACCAAGCTTGCGCCGGTCGTGACGGGAATCGTCATGGTCAGAGAACCAGAGACAGTCCAGCCAGTGCCCGCCGCGATGATTGCGGTACCAGAAGACGTGCCGAGGTTGACCACGCGGAACGTGAACGTGGTGCCAATTCGATCAGAGTTGACCAAAACGCTTTCCAGATCCGCGACCGTCGGCAGAGTGTAGGTCTGAGCCGCAGCGGTGACACCGTTGTTGGCCAAGATCAGACCGTTTAGCACTTGCGCCGGGGTCAGGGTCGTGGTAGCGGTAACCGACACCGGATCTGCGGTCAGATCGATGAAGGGGTCGTTGACGTTGCCGTCACCAAGCTGGTAACCACCAGCACCATTAGGAAGAGCCATGATTGTATCCTTTCAAAAATGATTGAAAGGGGCCGAAGCCCCTCCCTTTAGCCCCACATCCGCACAGCCATCTGCGGACGGATCACCGAGTAGCCATACAGCACGTCGACCCGGCAAGGCATACGGTCGTTGTTGATGTCGTACTGACGCACGACACGCAGACTGATACCGTTGTGGACCTGACGGCTGGCCATATCGACACCCTGCGGCATCACCAGATCGGCCGTCGCGAACGTGATGGCGTCGCGGTGGTAGATCAGGTTCTGCGGGTACTGGGTGCTGGCGCTGCCCAAGAAGGTGACCACTGCGCCGGACTGCGGGAACGAGTCCACGGTGGCCAGAGCTTGGGTGGAGGTAAAGATTGCCGGGCTGACGCTAACAGTGTACGCGCCCGCTGCGGCGGTCGCATCGGCCGTCGCAACGAACTGCTGGAGCGACCCAGTCGACTCGCGGGTCTGCGGGTTGACCGCATACACGTTAGCGATGGTAAAGACGTCGCCCTTCCTGATCGTCTGCGTGCCAGTGCCGGTGATCGCGATGGTGGTCGCGCCTTGGGCTGACACGGTCGTGGTGACAGTGTGCGAACCCGTGCGGGTGCCGGTCGTGTGCTGCTTGATCGACTGGCTCATGTTCATCTCTTCATACCCGAGGATGCCTTCAGCCATCAGTCCGGTCTTGAACTGCTTGCTGATGGTCGACACTGGGTTGAACAGACCCTTCATGCCCTCGACCAGCGCGGCATTGGCGGCCGGGTTGACGGTGGCATAACGGGGCGACATGACGGCAGCCGCTTCGTTCAGCTTCTGCTGGGCTTGCAGCAGCACCAGACTGGTTCCAGGGGTCGTACCAGGCGTACCCACCGACTGGAAGATGTTCTGGAACGAGTTGGCGACATCGGCGTCGATGCTGGACGCAAGCTGGCTGATACGAGGCTTCAGCACCCGCTCGGCGAAGTCGTCGAGCTGCATGGTCAGTTCAGCGGTCGTGAAGTTGACGCCGATGTGCTTCTGGCTGGCAACGGTCAGCGTGGTGAACTGCTCGTTGTCGTCCTGCACTTGCAGCGCAGCACCGTCGGTCACCAGAGCGCGGTCCGGCAGACGGATACGCAGAGTGGAGCCGATCTTCGCGCCTTCTTGCGCGAAGGAAGAGTCGTACTGTCGGTTGACAGTACGGGTGATCACAAGGTTGTTCTCGAGAATTTCGAGAATCTTCCTCGTGATCATGTCAATCGTAAGCAATGAATTAGCCATGATAAATCCTTTGTGAATTAGGCGTTGTGCCTAGCTTTCCACGCTCTGATCTGCCGCTGCCGCTCTGCTTCAATCCAGTCCGAGGTTGACATCGACCCAACTGAGCGCGGGTCGGTGGTGTCAAACTTCGGCGAGCTAGACCGAGAAGCTGTCACGGGCGCGATAGGGTCAGGCGCCTTGGTTGGTTTGCGAACGACGGGAGGGTTGTCGACCAACTTGGCTTCCAACTTCCCAATCTCTTTGGCCTGCAAGATCGGCGAGAGCCGGGCGATTCGGTCAGCCTCTTTCGGATTGGACCCGAGGTAGTACGCGATGTCGGGGCCAAGATCAGAAGCTTGAATCGTCTGCGCCATGACTGTCGTGACGCGAAGGCTTGGGTTGTAGACGACTTGTTCGAAGTCTTCGTACTTGTCCCTTGCCGACTCTTCACGTTCAGCGTAGCTTTCCAGCAGTTCCGACTGTTGCCGCTCGATTTCTCGCTGTTGCATCAGCTCTTGAGCCTTTTTCTCTGCCAACGCTTGCGCGTAGGCATCGACTGACTCGAACTGATCCGCAGGTGGGATCTCTTGTGGCTGGGACGGCGCTGCGGGTTGGCGTTGCTGGCGCTCCCACTTTCGCTGCTCTTTCGCAAGCCTCTTGCGAATAATGTCGTCCAACTCTTCCTGAGTGAACGTCTTGGCCGGCGTATCAGGTGCGGCAGCCTGGTCAGGCTGCTGCGGCGGCTGTTCCGAGGCCGTCTCGGGGGCCGCTGACGCGGAGTCAAGTTCCGCTAACTGGTTTTCTTGCATGGTTTACTCTAACGAGTACCCTGTGGGCCGCACAGGTACGGTCATACTACATCAAATCGACAAAGATGCAACCTTTTCTTGAAATGCCTTGATGCGGGCGTCCAAAGCAGCGCGATCGTTTGCAACTTTGATCTCACGCTGGTCAAGGTTTGCTTCTTGGGTGTTCAGTTCGTTTTGCAGTGCCGCAAGCTGACTTTCTCGCTTGGTGAGGTCAGCCGACTTGGTGTTGTAGCTGGCGTCGAACTCTTTTTCGCGTTTGGTCAGCGTCTTCAGCGTATCGTCCAGCTTTTTCTGAGCTGCGCTGATCTCGGCCATCTTAGTGTCGTGCTGGGCTTTGGCGCTGTTGATCAAGTCAGCGGCTTGCGCTTTTGCATCGGCGAGCGCGGTCTGCGCGTCAGTGCGCAACTTGTTGGCGTCGTCGACCGCAGTCATGGCGCCTTGTCGCTTGGCCAACTCGTCTCGCAGTTTCGCCATCGCTGCCAAGTCTTTCGGCAGTTGATTGGTGAAGTAATCGACGTAGTCGATTGGCGCGTTGTCGTTGAAGACGTTCATGTCGACCTCAAGCGTAGTAAGTGATGTTGAGCTTGGCCGTGCCGGTCTGCTCAATGAACTGGATCTTGGTCAGGTCGCCGTCATACTGCAAGGTGACACCGTTTGCCAAGGGCATTCCGACGCTTGCGGTCGGAGCAGTATCGTCGTCTCGCCAACGCACCGCCGCACCTTCCGGCACGATGATAGCGATAGACGGTTTGCAGGACAGGCCGTTGACATCCACAGACGGCACGGTCAAAGACGCGGCAGACGACAGACTGGTGATCTGCTGATAGCCCAGCCGTGTGGTGATAGCTTTCAAGTTCATTGACATTCAAAATCTCCAGCGTTCTGTGAACGTGCGAAGTTTAATGTAATAGTTGGCGTATGTGGGCAACGGCGGTACGGGGCCAGGCCCGTAATCCGGCAGCGCACAGAACGGCAACTCCGAAAAGGATGCAAATCCAAACATCTTACACCGCCACGCTTCCAGCCATGTCAGGCTGCGACATCACCCAGGCATAGCACTTGTCAAGGAACGCTGCACCCTGCTGCGCCTCGATGTCATCAAGCGGAGTGTGATAACGCCGGAAGTCCACCTCCCGCGTGTCGTCCTCAGGTGTGGCCGTGCCATACCCAGCGATGTCGATCATCACCGAGAACTTTGCACCGCCAGCTCGCCGCCGAGAGATCGAAGCAGTCACGATGCGGAAGTATGCCCCTGCAAACGGAATGCCGTATTGGGATTGCGTGAGGTCGATTTGAATTGCCATGATCTATCCTTATGCGAATGTCACTTCGCTGGTCTGGATCGTCGCCACCCAGCGAATATTCGTCGCCGCCGCTCCGGTAGCCGTTACAGCCAGACCACCGTTCGTCGTGTCTGCTGACAAAGCCAACGTCCAGCCCGGTACGTTGCTAATAGCCGTTACTGTCGATGCGACCAGCGTGGTCGTGCCAGCAGTTGCTTCGCGCCGAATCAACCCTTCCACCTTCCACGCTGCGGATGCCGTGCCGCCAGACGCTTGCCGCCGCGCTACAACAATCCCGGTAAATGCGTGAGCTGAGTTGTTGGGAAGTATGACTTGGTTAGTTGTTCCTGCGGTAATATTATTGGTTGTCAGAACGGTTGCAGTTGCGTCTGTTGTTGCACGTCTAAGTACAAATGTTCCGGTTTGCGCGTCTCCAGAATTAGCAAACTGCCCGTTTGCTCTAGCCATTTTTCCATTAAGCGCCGCTACTGAACCGTCACCAAGCGCCAAACTTTCCGAACCTGACGCTAAAGCCGCTGATGTCGTGTATCCACCAACTGCAATCGCGCCCTGCCCACTTGCCAAAGCTGCGCCCCCGCCCATTGCCACAGCACCTGCCGCTGTTGTTTTGGCAAGCCACCCTATTGCAATGCTATTAGCCCCCTGCGCCCCATAGGTACTCGAATTATTCGCCACCGCGGCAGCGAACGAATCCGTGCCGGATGCGTAGGAACCACCGAGCGCCATTGCGCCAGATGCTGTAGCTTGTGACCCACCATTACTTGAATTGTTACCAATGGCTGCGGAATAGTTGTTTGAAGATGAAGCATTTTGACCGATTGCCAAGCCGCCAGTATTAAATGCGGCCGCATTACCACCTATTGCAAGAGATTGGCTTCCCGTAGCATTCGGTCTTGTACCTCCAGTTGGCGTATTTTCAGCGTACTGACGCATCGTTTTTTTGTTGCCAGTGAGCCAGTTTGTCCCGCTGCAAACAACTTGCGTACCTTCTCCCTGACGCAAAACAATCGTTGAAACACCATCAATCGTTTCTGCACCGCTCGGATCAATCGTAATCGCACCCGTTCCGGTATTCCACACCCAGCAGTTAAACCCACTCCCGAGCGTAGCCGCAGCGGTCAGGCTTACCGTGAACGTCCCTGACGTACAGTTGATGATCGTCCCGAGGTCGCCAGCGACAACGGTGTACGTACCAGTCTTGTTGCTGATGGTGATCGGAGATGCACCCCCGACCGGCGAACCGTTTAGCAGCAGGCTCGTCCCGTTTGAGGACAGAGTGACCGCCGCCCCTGATCCGGTGTTGCTAATGTTTACTGCGCCCATGCGTGTCCTTTAAGGAAAATACACTTCTGCGGTTGTCACAGTCGCGCACCAACGCAAATTTTCACCAGAATATCCAGTCGCTTGAATAGCCAGTGCTTGATTCACTGTGTCGGCGGCTAAGGCAATTGTAGGTGTAAACCCCAAATCCGGAGTTATAGAATCACTGATAATGTTGATGTTGTACGACCCTAGCGATACGCTTCCAGATCTGTCTATCTCGCCTTTTATCTCCCAAACCGCTGTACTACCCCCACTTACGCGAGCGACAACAATACCGTGAAACCCCATAGAAAAACTTGCGGGAACCACAATTTGGTTGTCTGTTGAAGCAGATAAATTGTTTGTTGTTAACGCTACCGTTGATCCGTCAGTTGTTTCCGCTAACAACACATAGCGACCCGCCTGTGCTGTGCCTGGAAGCGAAAAATACCCGCCTGAAAACGCAAGTTTTCCAGTTACAGTTGAAACGCCTTTTAATATAGCAACTGAGCCTATGCCTGACGCAAACGCTTCATTACCAATTGCCAGTGCATCCGTTGCGGTAGATTGATTTGCAACAGCGCGCTCTGCGGGGTAAGTGACGAATACATCTTTACTACCTGCACCCCAGTTAACTTTAGCGCCTGCGTTGCTGCTTTCGTAAACGGTGTCACGGCTAAGAGTTGTACCGGCGGCTGTGTAAGTACCGATTCCAACTTCCCAGTTTGTGCCGTCTGTAATTGCATAGTAGGTCGTGTTGCCGTTGCCAATTACGGAAAACGCCTGAAACCCAGTTACAGCACCGGCCAACGTTAACGTACCCGTGCCGGTAGTGGTTGTGGTTTCTTTTACACGGTCCTTGAGAACGAGTGCCATGCTTTACGCCAAAAATTTGAGTTTG